TTAGAGATAACGAGCAATTTGCTTCATTGTAGAAGCATTTACTGTTTCCTCATCTGTCATCTTTAGAATTGTGAGAGCATTTGTAATGTCCTCTACAATTTCATTGTATGAGTGCTGGTGCATAACTGTAAAATCACGCTCAGGCTCTTTTGGCAAATCCTTTTCGGATACTGTCAAATCATAGTCAATGTTGAGTGTGTTGTTCCAAGAACGATAAGATGTTCGGAAGTTTTCTGCCTTCTTGATGTTGGCAATAGCATAGTCAGAAATCTCTTTCTGCCAAGCCTTGCGAGCCTTCTCATACTTTGCTTCGTTTGCACCTTGCTCAGCATACTCTTTCTTGATTGTTGCTAACTTTGTTTCCAAAGCCTTGATTACCTTTGGTGTTGCCACCTTTACTGTGATTGCTCTTGACATTGTGTTACCTTTCGTTGGTTGGTTTGTGTTATGAGTATTATAGCAGGGGGGTCTGACAACCCCCCTGCCTTTAGATTATACGCCTAGTAGTGTTTGAGCAGATACGGAAGTCCAACGAGTTTCCTTGTTGGGCATTTCCAATAGCACACGCACCGAGCCAGATGTTTGTGGGTGGATTTCTTTAATCACACCTGTCTTTTTTGACTTTAAGGTTGTGAATAAATCTCCAACCTGATACAACTTGTCGTTGATTGTCATTTTTGCCTCTTTTCTTTGTTAGGTTAGTATTGTAGCATTGGGGTCTGACATTTATCAAGCCCTGTCTTATTATTTGAGATACCAAGCGTGTGATTAATCTCACACGCCTGGTTTTTGATCCCTAGTCCTCGTATTGTGGAAGCCAAGCCTCTAAGTGGTGAGCATCTACGATTGCAGACGCGGGGCATGAAGTTTGCCCACGCCAAGAGATACCTTCAGGTAGATTAATCTCTCGACTATACTCCTCATCATAGAATGCATCAATAGCCTCGATGCAAGGTTGCACCATTGAGACGGGAACGGGTGGGTAATGATTACCCTGTAAGTGATAGGCGAGTCCTGCCTCTAAAGACAATTCTTCTTCTAATGCTAATGCTGTTGTGTATCCCATTAGTTAGCCACCTTTAGAATTGCCCATGAGCCACCTGCATTAATTTCATCTAGTGCAGGTTGTAGTTTTGGCGCAATAAGTTCTTTTAGCATTCCTTCTAGCATAGCAATTTGGTCTGCCTTGTCTAGCATTAGTAAGCGAGCACCTGTTGGATTAGTTTCATCTACTTCAGTTACGAATCGTAGTACATGTTCGATTGTTGTCATTTTTTGCCTTTCGTTGTTGGTATAAGAGTATTATAGCGGATGGCACTGACATTTCCTAATCCATCCTCGGCGTGTCGCAGCTTTTGTGAGATTAATCACAAAATTCCAGGGGTTGTGGATAAGCCCCGTAACCCTGTGGATAACCCCGCAGTATTGCGGGCTGCATAAATATTCAATACTTTGAATTTTTATGCTTGCGCTTGCGTGTGTATTTTTTTTTATTGCGAATAGGTTGCGCCGCATTACTGCGACGCAATTCCTGAATGCGTTTTACTTTTTCTTTAAGGCTCATTTATCCACTCCGCTATCTCTTGTAATTCTTGTGAACATTCACACGCAGAAATTTCTATCATGTCCTCATGCTCTACAATAAAAGCAGAGTCATTACATTCCTCGCAATAAATTGCTGACATTTGCAAAATCATTTTTCTACCTTTCCAAATACAGTTGTGTAGTTGCTTGCTTCGTGAAATTTTACAACATCAAAACGCGGATTATCTTTTGCAAACATTTCTGCAAAATCATTTACCATTTTAGAAAATAAAGCGGGGTGCGTTTTGTTGCTTGCATACTTTAGAATTTCTGCGGTTGCGACATAATCTTTACGAGTCATCATTTTGATACGACCAATCCTGTACGATAGAAATTTTTGGTATACATTTTGCCAGTTGGCGTCATAAGATTTACAGTTGAGTATTCGTTAGCCCAGCCCCAATCAACAAATGAAAGAAATGCGGTGAACGCTTCTAAAGCGTCTGCATAGTTCTTATTGAAGTGGATAGGCTTGCCGTCATAGGCGACAGTTATTTGATACATAGGTTTTCCCTTTCGTAGTTGTTTAGAGTATTGTAGCAGAGGGGTCTGACAAATTAGTCAGATTCGGGGGTACTGAATAAGGCTCCCTCATTAAGTAAGCCTAATTCAATGTTAAACATCTCATCTGGAGTGGCTTCGGATAAGTCTACCCAACCTGCCCCATTTTGATCCATTCTAAAAATTTCAATGTATCCCATTATTATTCACACTCGCATTTCTCATAAGGGTTAAATTCACAAAAATAGCAACCCATAGACTCACCATGAGCCTTGCATACATACTTAAATTGTGACTCGTCACAACAAAATCTCATTTCATCTTTAATAAAATAAAATTCATTTTCATCAATGTATTCTTTTATCATTAGTTTTCCTTTCGTTAAAAAAATTGGTGAGAGTTCTTACTTACGACATTAGGCGAGAACACTCTCTAAACTGCCTATGTTTCGATTATTTATTTATGAAGTTTTTACCGCTAGATAACGATAAGTATCTTTGAGATTTAGCGGTGCTGAGTAATGAGGACGAACCTGCACTTTATAAGTATCGCAATCCGCATACCAAACCTTATCGGTTTTTTCTGCGTCAATTATTTCGCCAGTTACGGAACGGGAATTGTAAGTCTTGCCAATTAGCAGACTTTCTACTGAGTAGACATTTGCTGACATTTGTTGCCTTCTTTCGTTGTTGTTATAGTAGACATTATACACGAACGCACCGACATTTTCCAATCCTAGGGGTATTTGTCTCACTATGTGGAGCGTGGGCAATGTGATAAGCATCACACGGGCTATGTGATAAACATCACACACAAATGTCCGATTTGTCTGTCAAATCGACACGCCGTAAAATTCCAGGGAATTTATAACATGTTCATAACGACACGCCCGACCCCGCTCTTTTGCGGGCCAGCTTGACTTTGTCAAGCCGACACGCCGTTACCTATTGAAAATCTTTTAGAATTTCCTCTAATTGATTTATTTGTTCATCGCTAAGATGATCGAGCTGAATTGCTTTTTCAAATCCAAATAAGTCGCTCATTCGTTTTCCATTTCTGCTAAATAATCTTCATGTTCTACTAAGCCAATCGCAAATGCTACTGGGTCGCAACATTCTAGAATTTCGGCGGGTGTAAAAGTTGAATAACCAATTTTTACATTAGGGTAACAATCATTTAGTAAATCAATAAAACTTTCCTTGATTTCTAAATCTTTTTCGAATTGTGTTTTCTCCATTTACTTATCCCTCAATCTCTCGGTAATCAATTACATGAAAGTCTAATTGTTTTTCTAGTGGCATAGCCTTTAGCCATGATAGTGCAGACTCAAAATCATCTGCCTCTACATCAACGAATAACTCAAAATTAAAAATAGCCATTTAGTTATTCTCCTTTTCTTTTAGTATTCCTAGAATTAACTCTAATTGTTTAGCGGTTAGTAGTGCTTGTGCACAACCCCACGCAAATGCAAGGTCACTATCTCCATAGTGCTTTTTTGCAAGAGTGTTTATCTCTTGCGCTAATTCAAAATTAGTTTTCATTAGTTAGACACTTTCCAATCTGTCCACATAGGCAGACGCTCTGGGTCGGTATCGTCATACCAACGCTCAATGTTATTTTCACAATCTACGCAGAAAGTAAACTGTGTATCGTTTACCTCAGAGATAGCGGACTTATTAGGTGTGTGCTCTGCACACTTAGTTATTGTTAGTGTAGTCATATTGACCACCTTTCTTTTTGTTTGTATGTCGCTAGTATAGCAGGGGGGTCTGACATATTGAGGGGTATAAATCGGACATTAGGGACATTGTGTTGTAGGTCACATGTGAGGTGCATCACACTGACTAGTCAAACTTTCGGGGAATTTTGCGACACGCCGTAATCAAACTTGACAAGCCCGCAAGTACTTGCGGGCCAGCTTGACTTTGTCAAGCCGACACGCCGTTAGGCTAGTGTGATTCTTGCCACATCTCACGCATCTCCGCTACGAAGTCATGATAGACGATCCTCGCCATGTATAGGGCGGGGATAGCGATAGATAGTTGCACTAGTGTTGTTAGTAGTCTATTCATGCGGTCACCTTTATGTCCATTACATTAGCGGTAAACTTTTTACCCTTGCCTAATTCGCTATCATTGAGCGATTGTATTAAGTGGTCGATTGCTTTAATCTCATGCGCTACATTGTCGATTGAGATTAGTTTAGAGCCTTGCCAAATTGAGTAAGTGATAGTCATTATTAGTTCTCCCATGTTAGTGCGAATAGTTTTGCTAGTGCCTCATCATCTGAGTCATCAAAATCATCAAAGTCATCAGCAGGTGGTTGCTCATCTGACTCATCTAGGTATGTGTATGCGTCTGCGACATCTTGTTGGATAGTATCCCACTTAGACACGCTATTAGTTTCGTATGAGTATGCGTATGACATTATTTATTCATCTCCTTAGCGATAGCCTCTGATTTGGTAAGTGCCTCTAGGGCGATTGCGAGGGAGGCAAGGCGTTGAGCCTCTACCATTTGCTTGTATTCATCTAGTGTCATTTATTCTGACCTTTCGTTGTTGTTATGTTGTAAGTGTAGCATAGGGGTCTGACATTTTGGGGATGTCGTGGGGGTGTGTCGTGTGATACTAGTCACACTCTCCGCAAGGGCATTGAGGAAACTCACGCTCTTGCTTGATACGATTAGCGAGAGCCATAACCTTGTTATAGGTATCGGCACTAGCACCACGGAAAGAAACTAGTTCGCCATTAGCGACCATTTCCGCACCTAGTCGGATACGCTGTTCGAGGTCAAGGTGACCAAACTTTGAGTGTTTAATTGTATTTTTATCTAGTGTAGTCATTTTAGACCACCTTTCTTTAATTTGTTTTTCTTTATACCTTAAGCATAACACGGGGGTCTGACAAATTGCAACTCTAAAATGTGTATAATTCGGACATTGTGAGGTAAGTCACAAAAAAATCGTGTGAGATAGGTCACAAAACACCCCAAAACATGGGCGCACTATCCGAAATGTCCGATTTGCCCAGATTGTGTATCATACATGTAAAATTTCTATTAACATTTTATAGATCTTGATATTGCAGTCGACTAAAAAATATGATGGTATAATTTATACATGAATGAAAAATTTAGAGACACCAATTTATCAACTCCACAAAACATAACTAAGCTGGTTTTAGAAGCTAAGTTAGAAAATTTGCCTTTTGCAATATTAAAGGGGGGAGTTCAAAATCCTCCTACTGAAGAAGTTTTTAATGAATTTAAAAAACAGCTTGGCACTCAGCAATCAAGAGTCGGTATCTCAGAAGAAAACTTAGGCTACTTTGAAGAATGGAACAGTATTCAAAGAGCACTAATTAAGATCTACGGAAATCCTACTAAAGCCTACAATAGCTTAATGCAAACAAATCATTACTCAGTTGGCAAAGTACATGCAAGCCTACATTGTGATCAATCTGATGTAGTCCATTTAGCTTGCTATGGAAGCGTAGAATGGCTACTAATTGATCCAGAAGATAAGCAGGAGTACAGAATCGTACTGGAAGCTGGAGATGTTCTATACATGAGAGGATTTGTCTTACATGAGACTACTCCTTTATCAGATAGAGGTTCTTTAATATTTATGAATTTATCGTATGACGATTTTCCAGATTATATTACTGGAAGCTTAAAAACTGAAGAAGAGCGGGAAGCTTTTAATAAGAAACAAAGAGCAGATTTCCTTGAAGGTTTAAATAAAAACCACTAAACCTATTGACTCATGAATTTTCCTAATGTTATACTTAGGAAGGTTTCGGGGGGTTACACTAAGGAACTCAATACACCAAGTAGTACTTGGGATTTGATTTCAGACTCTCTCCTATCTTTCCAAAAAGTTAAAATTTGGGGGGTAGGGGGGGTTTGCTAAAAAATCTAATTCCCAAGTAATCAATATAAAGAATATAATATATATAGGCAATAGGCAATAGCTGAAAAAAATTTTATTAACATTTATGAGATCTTGATATTTCAGTCAACTAGAATATATAGTATAATTGATAAAGAGATGGGGATTAAATAAATGACAAACGAATTTAAGAACTTTTATTTTTTACATATAAGAAAAACTGGCGGAAGATACTTTAAAGAATACATTTTAAAGCAGCTCGAAGACAAAGTAGAAAAACTTCCAATTAAAGATAGACATGAAGGCTGGAAGAAAGAAATAGACGATAACACATATGTCTTTTCAATACTAAGAGATCCAGTAGAGTACATATGCAGTGTTTATGCACATATGATATCTACTAGAGCTGGATTGCTTCATCCATCAAATGAAAACGGCAAGCATACAGATTCTATAAAAGATAATATAGTAAATATTGAACTAGACAAGAAGTATATGTTTGAGTGGATAAGATATAACAAATGGACTCATAATTTACAAAGCAAAGAAATACTACATACTTCAGAAGAATATAACAATATCCTAAATATAATAATTAAAAAATATTCTAAAGATAATAATGTCGACAAAGAGTTATTATATGAAAGATTAAATAGAATCAATCTTCTTGTAAGACAAGTATCTCTTAAAAATCCAGAAAGCATAGTCAAAAAACTATGTGATGATTTAAACATAGAATTGGCGGGGGAAATCCAGAAAGATACCTTAACTTACCACAATATGGCATCAACTAATCTATATAACAGTCTAACTGAAGAAGATAAGATCGAGATAAGACAGATGTTTGATATAGACAATGAAATCTATAATAATCATAGTATTTTTAGTCAACTAGATAATGTATGCTCATTCTGTGGAGAGTACTCATATACTACTAAATTCGACTCATCCTGGAAGAAGTATTCATATTGCTCAAATTGCATAGAATCTGGAAAAGCTCTCCTTGGCTAATATAAGACACGAACTTCATCTTCTTGGCCCAGAAGCCCAGGAGATACTTAAAAAGTATTTACAGGGCAAGCTAGGCCTTTGTCTGAATGCTTCTGCAAATGGTGGCATATGTGATTTATTGTGGAAGCATGATGACTGTAGTATAATTATGAATATGTTATATGATCTTACATCCGACGAGATGTATAAGGTCAAAGGAAATATGGGGTGCTCTCTATTTTCCGCCGCACTTTTTTCGCACTTAAATGAGGAGTAAATTATGTTCTATGATGATCCAAATATAGTTAAGGTAAAAGAAGAAGGAGTGTGGATAGGCAAGGGCTTTGTTTCTCCAGAAGACTGCAAGGAGATAATGCACCACGTAGATTCCTTTGAGGAAAAAGACTGGCTAGATGGATGGGCTAGGCATCAAGGAACATTATTTTATAAAAACGAAGCTTCCTCTGAAAAGCCTATTGCGGAATGGTGGAGCGACAAGGTTAGCCCTCCAGTTCTTATTCCTTCAGTAACAAATATTAATGCAAAGCTCAAATCTCTTTTTTCACCAGATTATGTTTTTCTTCCAGAGTATAAAGTTGTCAGACTTAAGCCTGGACATAACATGAAGTCTCATAGAGATAATAGAGATGGGGATCATAATCTTGATGTGGAGACTAAACAAGAATTTACAATTCAATGTGCCTACACAATTTATTTAAGTGACTTTAAGGGTGGTGAAATAAACTACCCAGAGCTAGAGTATACCCATATACCAGAACCAGGAGACATAGTTATACATTCTGGACGAGTTCTTCATGAGGTTTTTGATGTAATTGAAGGAAACAGATATACTATAACTGGATGGCTATTAGGTAAATAGGCCCCATACAAAGGCGGATTTGTATGGAGCCTATTCTGCACCTTCGTGCACGTAAGGAACTAAAAGCTCAACTTACGTATATTATTATAAGATAGTATTGTGTTTAAGTCAACGGTTTCTGAAAAGTATTTTTTTCTTTATTATATAAATAGCATTGTAAAATTTTAATTGAATTTTTTGCTCAAGCTTTCCAGCATAAGTCTCATTCTTGTAATGATCAGTTTGAAAGTAAGGACTTTGCATCATTTTGGAAAAATGTCTTGGGCTCATAAATATAATTATACATCATCATTTCCTCTAAATGCAGGAGCTGGCCCAAGCAGGAATCCATCTTCGTGATACTTGACCATTTTTGCGACATCTTCAGGACCAGCAGTTGCTTTAGCCATTAATGTCATCATGTCATATATTCTATGAAGCATTATGTAGTTTACCATTGGAAGATTGTCTTCTAGATTACTGCTCTCGTTCACTAATCATCCTTTCCAAATCTTGGGATAAATCAAGTAAAGTTTTTTCTGTTTCAATAGCTGAATCAATGTATTGCTTAAACTCTTTAATGGCTTTTAGAGCCATAGGAAGAGATGGCATGTGCATGCATGGAATTCCCATTCCAACAGCTCTAAGTAAATCTTTATCGTATGGCATTGTCTACTAACCCCTTTATGTTATCGTAAAACTGCAATCCTATATATTTTTTATAATTGCATGACAAGCAATATAGAAATATTTGATCATCTTGATCTGTGTTACATAGAAGAGAGCCCTGATCCGTTGGACAATATATCCTTGGAACAAGGCCCTCTTCTGATAAGGAGATGTACTTAGACACATACTGTATCTTCATACTTCCTCCTCTAGTTGTTTGGAAATTTTAAGTAAAATTCCTTTGCTCTTGGGGTCATACCCTTCCAAGCTGACCAATCACTACCGCCATCGGTCATATAGTACGTTATCTCTGCGTTTGTTACTGGGTCGAATAACTCCTTGTTACTCTGCAGATTAAATTTCTCAAGTCTTTCAGGACCAAGATTTCCAATCATATTTATTTGAAATAATCCGTAAGAATTATCTCCTGTATTCCTATTCCCGTTATATGCAAGCGGTCTTCCATTAGATTCACGCTTTGCTATTGACCAGGCTTTTTTAAGGCCTAGTCCTTCGAATCCTACAGTCTCAAGTAGTTTAACTAGCTCTTCGTCTGTAAGCATCTCAGATGGCTTGTAAATCTCT